ATGTATGTCCTGAGACCGCAGACCCCCGAGCCGCAACGCGTCCACTTGGTTGATACCGCGATAGAGACGATCAACAAAGCGAGTGGCCCGGTCATGGCGAGCATGATCCAGCAAGCAATAGCCGAAAACCCCTGATCCATAGGTACTTCCGGGCACCTTTGGGAGCGGGTTCCCCGCGACCCCGATTTCTTTCTAGCCATAGAAATATTTTATCGACTTCGCTTCGTTTGGAGGCCGCTTGAAAATCGTCCTGGTGCACCCGTCCAAGGTAGTCCCGTATGCCCGTAACCCCAGGAAAAACCAAGCGGCTATCGTAAAAGTGGCGGCGTCGATAAAGGAATTCGGATTCCGGCAGCCGATCGTGGTCGATAGCGAAATGGTCATCGTCGTCGGGCATACCCGGTACCTGGCAGCGCTCCAACTCGGAATGGAGAAGATTCCGGTCCACGTGGCCGAAGGGCTCTCCCCCGAGCAGATCAAGGCCTACCGGATCATGGACAACCGCTCCCACGAGGCCTCGGAGTGGGACGACCCCCTCCTGGCGATCGAACTGACAGAGCTTCAAGATGCCGACTTCGACATGGATCTGACCGGGTTTGACGAGGACGAGCTCGCCGAGAAGCTGGCGGCGGGGATCGTCGGGACCGCGGGGCTGACCGACCCCGACGAGGTGCCCGAGCCTCCCGACGATGCGATCACGCAGCCCGGGGACCTGTGGGTCTTAGGCGACCATCGGCTTCTGTGTGGGGACAGCGGGAGCGTGGAAGACGTCGATTTCCTGCTGGGCGGGGCGACGATCCACCTGGTCAACACCGACCCGCCGTACAACGTGAAGGTCGAGCCCAGGAGCAACAACGCGATCGCTGCGGGGAACAGTTCGTTTACGAAGACGCATCACCAGGGATTCGATCTCGCCAGGGATAAGAGCAAGGCGAAGAAGACGACCCAGAAACTGCGGGCCAAGGATAGGCCGCTCATGAACGATTTCGTCTCCTATGAGGAGTTCGACAAACTCCTGCGGGCGTGGTTTGGCAACATCGCCCGAGTCTTGGAGCCCGGCCGGGGATTCTACATCTGGGGCGGGTACGCGAACATCGCGAACTATCCACCGGTCTTGAAAGAGCACAAGCTCTACTTCTCCCAGTCGATCATCTGGGTCAAGGAGCACCCGGTGTTAACCCGGAAAGACTTCATGGGAAATCACGAATGGAGTTTTTATGGTTGGAAAGAAGGCGCGGCGCACGTTTTCCTTGGTCCCAACAACGTGCCCGACGTCTGGTCGGTGAAGAAGGTCAACCCGCAGAGCATGGTGCATCTGACCGAGAAGCCGGTGGAGTTGGCGGTTCGCGCGATGCAGTACTCCTCGCGTCCGGGTGAGAACGTTCTTGACCTCTTCGGTGGGAGCGGTTCAACGCTCATCGGTGCGGAGCAGACGGGCCGCAAGTCCTTCCTCATGGAGCTCGATCCTCTCTACTGCGACGTGATATCCACCAGATGGTCGAACTTCACGGGCAAGAAGCCGGAGAGGATCCCCCGTGGCGAGTGCGTGGCTGTTTAAGTACATCCTGGTCGAGGACCGCAAAGTGTATGAGGCCCAAGGGTGGAAGGTCGTGGGGCCCGGGCCCTGCCTCGGCGGATGGCTTTCACTGATCGTCCGGCGAAGGGCGTAAATGGCAGCGCAAACCTATCCCGTTGCAGTCATCTCCAAGCTTCTCGACTTGACTCCGCGACGGGTCCAGCACCTCGCAAACGAAGGAGTTATCCCCCGGGCCGAGAAGGGGCGGTATGAACTGGTTCCCGCCGTCCGAGGGTATATCCGTTACCTGCGGGAGCGGGCTATTGGTGCGGATGCGCTGCCGGATGAGGCCGCCCGGGCAAGCAGGGCGCGGCTCATCAAAGCCCAAGCCGAAGCGCAGGAGATGGAAAACGCCAAGGAGCGCGGCGAACTTCTCCCCGTCGATTTAATAGAACAAACATGGACAGACATGGCCGGCGCATTCAAGTCACGCGTCTTGTCAATCCCAGGGAAAGCGGCTCCGCAGGTTGTGGCCTGCAATTCCATTACCGAGGTGAAAGCACTCCTCGAGCAGATGGTCATCGAGGCATTGAGTGAACTTAGCCGTGGAGATTACCCAAGAAGCAAAGGCGGCGATCAGGAGTCTCCGTCTTTCGACATTAAAGGCAGTGGCTCCGCCGCCTCTCCTAACTGTAAGCGAGTGGGCAGACCGGTATCGGAAGCTATCGCCGGAGTCTAGTGCCGAACCCGGACAGTGGTTTACCTCTCGGGCTGAATATCAGCGCGGAATGATGAATGCGGTCTCCGACCCATCCATCGAAACCGTTATCGTCATGTCTAGTGCACAGGTAGGCAAGACCGAGATCCTCAACAATGTGATCGGGTTCCACATTCATCAGGATGCGGCGCCGATCCTGCTGGTCCAACCCACAATAGAAATGGCCGAGGTCTGGTCGAAAGACCGGCTCGCGCCGATGCTCCGCGACACATCGGAACTGAAAGACCTGGTGAAAGACCCGCGGAGCAGGGATTCGGGGAACACGCTTAGGCAGAAAAAGTTCACGGGCGGCCAAATCGCAATGGCCGGCGCGAACAGCGCTTCGTCGTTGTCGGGCCGTCCTGTAAGGATTGTGCTCCTGGACGAAGTGGATCGCTTCCCCCCATCGGCCGGGACGGAAGGCGACCCGGTCATGCTCGCGATCAAGCGGACCACAACCTTCTGGAACCGCAAGGTGATCCTCACCTCAACCCCGACGACGAAGGGGGCCTCCCGGATCGAGGCGGCCTGGGAAGAATCGGATCAGCGGATTTACCAGGTTCCCTGTCCGACCTGCGGTGGGTTCCAGGTGCTTCTGTGGGGTGGGATAAAGTTCGACCGGGACGAGAAGGGGAGGCCCCTCAATGTCCGGTATGAATGCGAACATTGCCGGGCGCAGCTTACCGAGCCGGATAAACACCGGATGATCCGGAACGGGCGATGGGTGATCACCCGTCCATGGATCGAGCGGATCGCCGGGTTCCATGTCAACGAGCTGTACTCGCCGTGGTCGACGTGGCTCGGCATCGTCGAGAACTTCCTCGAGGCGAAGAAGCGCCCCGAGACATTGCGGGTGTGGGTCAACACATCGCTCGGGGAATCGTGGGAAGAGGAAGGGGTAACCGTCGACGATGTGGCGCTTGGCGGAAGACGCGAGGATTACGGGATCGGTGATCCTCTCCCCGAAGGCATTTTACTCCTCACCGCCGGTGTGGATGTTCACGACGACCGCATCGAGGGAACGGTGTGGGGATTCGGTCTCGGGGAGGAGTCCTGGGTCGTCCACCATGGAGTCTTCCGTGGGAACCCTGAGACTTCCCTTCAGGTGTGGCGGGACTTAGACGACTGGCTCCTAAAGACCTGGCCGCACGAGAACGGCAACACGCTGCGGATCGCTTCGGCATGCGTGGATTCCGGCGGCCACGCCACGCAGCAGGTCTACGACTTCTGCCGTAAGCGGGAATCGCGGCGCATCTGGGCGATCATCGGACGGTCCGGGGCGGGGTTGCCGCTCCTTAAACTCACCCCGCGGCGCACCCGGGCGAAGGTGGTGTTAGGGATCGTCGGAACGGACACGGCCAAGGGACTGCTCTTCTCCCGCTTGGGGTTGTCGGAATTCGGCCCCGGGTACATCCATTTCCCCCGGGACTTAGACGACGAGTGGTTCAAGCAGTTAACGGCCGAGAAGCTGATGACGAAGCATGTGAAGGGCGTTCCCACCCGGGTATGGAAGCAGATCCGGGCGCGAAACGAAGCTCTGGACTGCGCCGTGTACGCCTTGGCGTCTTACGCGTCGCTCAACGCGAACCTGGAGCGGATCGCGCAGCGGATGGAGGCGCAGTCAAAAAAGCCGGAACCTCTTCCCGCGCAACCGGTGCAAAAACCGATTTCGCCGCTGATAACACATGGAACGCCAAAGTTAAGCCGTGGCGGTTTTGTAAACAGGTGGTGATGATGGCCGACATTCCCGACATCGTTTATGCGGGCGATTCCCTTTCGTGGACGGAGTCCGTGGGGGACTATCCTGCCCCTGCGTGGACGATGCACTACGCCGTCCGGGGTTTGTCAAAGCTCGATCTTGATTCCACGCCTGACGGAACCGACCACAAGTTTGCCGTGGCCGCCGGGAACACGGCGAACCTGCAGCCGGGCTTCTATACCTGGCAATCCTTCGTGACGGACGGGACGGGCGCACGACATACGGTATCAAACGGCTCAATCTTCATCCGGGCAAACCTCGCCGCGCAGAATGCGGGATTCGACGGGCGTTCCCACGCGCAAAAAACGCTGGACGCCATCGAAGCGACGATGGAGGGCCGGGCGACCAAGGTGCAGGCCGTCATGCAGATCAACAACCGGCAGATCCAGTACTTAAAACCCGAGGAGCTTATCCGGTGGCGATCCTTCTACAAGGCCGAAGTCGCCCGCGAAAAGACCGCTGAAAAGGTAGCGCAGGGGGAAGACCCGGGGAACCGGATCCTCACGCGCTTCCGGGATGACGCCTCCCGCGGGGCATGGCCGCTTAATCGCGCCTGGAGGTGGCCCTGGTGAGCATTCTTCGCCGAATCGCCCGGAAGATGGGGTTTGTTCATCAGACCGAGATGAAGCGGTACTATGCCGCCGGGAATATCTCGCGCTTAACTTCCGACTGGATCTTCTATCCGACGACCGCCGATTATGATGTCCGCGCAGGAATGCAGGTCATCCGTTCCCGTGCCCGGGCACTTACGCAGAACGACCCCTATGCCAAGGCGTACATCCTGGCCGTGAAGAAGAACATCGTCGGGGCCACAGGCTTCCAGTTGCAGGTCAAGGCAAAGGATTACTCCATCGGCCCGGACGGAAAGATCGTCGGCAACCTCGACAGGTTTGCGAATGCTCTCATCGAGCAGAAGTTCATCGATTGGAGCCGGAAGGGGATCTGCGAAATCTCCGGCCGGTTCTCTTTCCGGAAATGCCAGGGGCTTGTCGCGGCGTCATTCAAGCGGGACGGGGAAATCTTCGTTCGGCTGTTGCGCGGGGCCGGCGTGAACAAGTACGGATTCGCCATCCAGCTTGTCGAGCCGGAACTGGTGGATGAACGGTATAACGACATCCTTCCCAACGGGAACATTATCCGCATGGGAATTGAGATCACCCCACAGCGAAAGCCCGTCGCGTACTACGTTCGTCGTTATCAGCCTACCCTCGGATGGAACCAGGTGAACGTCAGCGGTGGCCCCTACGACCGCATTCCCGCTTCGGAGATGCTGCACCTTTACGACCCGGACCGCGTGGACGCGACCCGCGACGTATCGCAGATGACGCCTTCCATGCTGCGCTTGAAGATGCTCTCGGGGTACGAGGAAGCCGCCGTCATCAATGCCCGGGTGTCCGCCTGCAAGATGGGTTTTTACGAAACGGACGCCGGCGATGAATTTCAGGGGGATGGTAAGGATGTAAATGGCAATCCCATTCAGTCCGCCGAGCCCGGGCAGATGGAAAAATTGCCGCCCGGCTGGAAATTTTCCTCCTACGACCCGAAATACCCCGACGCGCAGCATGATGCTTTTGTAAAAACCAACCTTCATGGCGTCGCCTCGGGATGGGGGGTTTCCTACGCGAACCTTTCCTCCGACCTGTCGGATACCTCCTTCGCAAGCTCCCGGACCGGGCTGATTGAGGAACGGGAGGAGTGGAAAGAGGGGCAACAATGGATGATCGAGAATTTCCTGAATCCCATCTTCGAGAACTGGCTGGAAATGGCTCTCACGATGGGTGCAATCGGGACATTGCCGCTCTCCAAGTTCGACAAGTTCAACGCGCCAAAGTGGAGCGGGCGCCGCTGGCCGTGGATCGACCCCTTAAAGGATGCCGAGGCGATGCGGGCCTCCGTGGGGGCGGGATTTCGTTCGCCGCAAGCCGTCATCAACGACCAGGGCGGCGACATGGAGGACGTTTACGAGGAGATCGCCGAGGCGGAGAAGCTGGCAAAGGAATACGGCCTGGTCTTCGATTATTCGATCTCCGGGAAAGGGACGGCGAAGGACAACCCGGAAGCAACGGCGGCCACAGGAGAGACGCCGGAGGCCGGGGCTCCGGCCAACGGGAGCGGGAAGGGGAACGGGAAGGACGTAAGCGCGAGCGCATAGATCGAACAGAAAGAAAAGTACGAAGAAGGCCTTCGCATCCCGAAGGCCTTTTTCTTTTGGAGGTAGCACATGGCGAATCGTGAGTTTCCGAAGGCGGGGTCGAAAGAATTTCGGGCCGTATCGATCCAGAAGGAGGCCATCAACGCGGAAAAGCGCACCGTCGATCTTGCCTTTTCCTCCGAGCAGCCCGTCGTGCGCTGGTGGGGGATCGAGATCCTTTCCCACGACCCCGGTGCGATGGACATGTCCCGGATGCAGAACGGCGGAGCGGTCCTCCTGAATCACTCCACCGACAAACAGATCGGCGTGGTCGAAGATTGCCGCTGCGACCCCGACAAGATGGGGCGGGCCACGGTGCGCTTCTCGCGTTCCGCGCTCGGCGAGGAAGTCTTCCGGGATGTCGCCGACGGCATCCGGAAGAACGTCTCCGTGGGCTACTCCATCGACGAAGACCCGATGCAATTAAAGCCGGAGGAGATGAGCGATGAGCTTAAGAACCTCGCGCTCAAGGAGAAGGCGCCAGCCTACCGGATCAATCGTTGGACTCCCTACGAGGTGAGCATGGTTCCCATCCCGGCGGATACCTCCGTCGGTGTGGGGAGGAGTGAGGAATCGGCCGGGCGCAAGCCCGTCGAAATACAGGCCCCTGTGGCCGAAAAGAAGGAGGTACGGGTCATGCCGGAACCGGAAAGAGTTGAAAAGACCATCGACCTGGCCGCGGAGCGGGCCAAGGAACTGAAAGGAAAGGAGGACATGGAGGCCGTCCGGACGGCGGAGCGGGAAAGGGTCACCGAGATCAACGCCCTTGCCTCTCGGCACAATCTCCCGGCGGAAATCCGCGACAAGGCGATCAACGAGGGGCTTTCCATCGAACAGTTCCGTCACAACGTCTTGAAGCACATCGGGACGACCAAGCCGCTGGACACGCCGCCGTCCGACCTCGGGCTCTCTTCAGGGGACAAGCAGCGGTACTCGATCTCCAAGGCGATCGCCGCCGCCATCTCGCAGGACTGGAGCCAGGCGGGATTCGAGCGCGAATGCTCCATGGCGATCGAGAAGGCCGTCGCCAAGACAGGCTACAACAAGCGCGGCACGTTCTTCGTGCCCTACGATGTGCCGCTGCGCACCGAACAGAGGACCGTCTTAACCGCCGGGACGGCGAACGTCGGCGGCAACCTGGTCGGCACAACCTTGAGGCCCGACCTGTTCATCGAGCTGCTCCGGAACAGGATGATCGCAACCAAGCTGGGAATCCAGATGCTCTCCGGCCTCGTCGGGAACATCGCAATCCCGTCGTTCACCGCTGCCGCAACCGCCTACTGGGTGGCGGAGAACACGGCACCCACGGCGGGGAACCAGACCTTCGGGCAGGTCACCCTTTCCCCGAAGACGGTCGGCGCCTACACCGACTTCTCCCGCCAGCTGCTCCTCCAGGCGACGCCCGCCATCGACGGGCTCGTCCAGGGAGACCTCTCCAAGATCCTTGCCTTAGCCATCGACAAGGCGGTCTTCCACGGCACCGGCTCCGCCGGGCAACCGAAGGGGATCGGGAACGTCACGGGCATCGGGTCCGAGGCTGGCGCGTCGTTTGCGTGGGCCAACGCGGTCGACATGGAGACATTGGTCGCCGCGGCGAACGCGGACGTGGCGGGGATGCGGTATGTCACGAACGCGACGGTGCGCGGGCTCCTGAAAGGCCGCGCGAAGATCGGGTCGACCTACCCGGTGTTCATGATCGAGGACAACGAGATGAACGGGTATCCGGTCGAGGTCACCAACCAGATCGACGCCGGCGAGATGTTCTTCGGCGACTTCACGCAGGTCATGATGGGCGAGTGGGGGGTCTTAGACATCCTGGTCGATCCTTACACCGGCAGCTCGGCGGGAACGGTAAGGATCGTGGCTTTCCAGTCCGTCGACGTAGCGGTTCGGCACCCGGTCGCCTTCGTGCTTGCTTCCAGCATCACCTGATCCGCTTTGATCATGGTCCTTACGACAACCGATGGGGGCCGCTCGCTCGTGGGCGGCCCCTCTACCATCACAAGGGGTGAAAACATGGCAAAGATGCAGGTGACGGTGCCCGTATGTATCGGCGGCAAGCCCTTCGCTGCCGGGGACGTCGTGGAGGTCGACGAACACGACGCAAGAGCCCTTATTGCGATAAGGCGGGCTTGTCCTTACGCAGAGCCAACCGAGACGACTCCTGCAGGCACGGCACCGACCGAAGAGGACGGGGGCGACAAGAAAGGCCGGAAAAAATAGGCTGGTGGATACCTGATGATCGACTGGATCACGGATTTCGTTGAAAACGATGATTTTTTTATGACAGTGCCCTATACGCCGGTCGGTGGTACGGCAAGGGATCTCAAGGTCTTCTTCGAGAACCCGGAGTTCAACCCGATTCTTGCCGGCGGGATCAAGACGGAGTCCTCACAGCCTTCGGCCTTCTGCGCGACGACGGACATCCCCGACATCACGCACGGGGCATCCCTGGAAATCAACGGGAAGACCTATTACGTCGTCCATATCAGCGACGACGGTACCGGGATGACGGAACTGAACCTCTCGGAGACCCCCGATGGCGGATGAGAAGCGCGAACAGGTCATGGCCGCCGTCATCGACCGGATGAAGACGATCCGGACCGCGAATGGTTATTTGACAGACATCGGGAAAAACGTCTTCCGCTGGAGGATGACGCCGTTAAACGAAGGCGAAGTCCCGGGAATGTCGGTCCGCGACCCGCGCCGGACCGTGCTCCGGAGGTATTCCGACAGCTTAAGGGATTACCAGCTGACGGTCGAGATGGAGGCGGTCTCCGCTCCGGGATCTTTAACCGATTCCGACCTGAACAACACGCTCCAGGATCTTTACAGGGCATTCCTCGAAGTGGACCCCACCTTCGGGGGTCTTGTTTTCAGCGCCGAGCCGGATTCCGACGAAAAGACGTTCGATCACCAGGCGCAAAAGTTCGGCAGCGCCATCTGTCGCTTTAACCTGACGTATCGCTCGTAGAGAACCCCCCTAATCAACGAAATCCATATCGCAAAGCGCCCGTTCGGGGTGGCCTTGAAGGAGGTGTTTTCATGCTGAAGAACCGTGCCGTCATCCTGGCGAAGGCCGAGTCGACCTACGGCACCGACCCGACGCCCTCGCCCACAACGGACGCCATCCTCTGCGAGACTCCGGAAGTCGAGCCCGTAGGTAGGAAGATTGAAAGGAATTTCGTCCGCCCCTACTTCGGCGCACTGCCCCCCTTAAACATCGGAGAAGCGGTCAAGGCGGTTATCACGGCGGAACTTAAAGGGTCGGGCACCGCAGGCACCCCACCGGAGATCGGATCACTTTTCGTCGGGTGCGGAATGGACGAAACCATCGTCCCTGCGACCTCGGTTACCTACAAGCCGAACTCGAACAGCACAGAGTCGATCACGATCTACTTCTACCGCCACAATATCCTCCACCATATCCACGGAGCCAGGGGCACGTGGTCGCTGGAGGCGAAGGCTACCGAATACGCGAAGGTGAAATACGAGTTTACCGGGATTTATGCAGGGCCGGTGGACGGGACCATGCCTTCCTCCCCGGTGTTCAACGCGACGATCCCGCCCCGGTTCCTCTCCGCCCTGTTCTCCTTCAACTCCTACGCGGCGGTAATCGAGACGCTGAAATTCAATTACGGGAACGGGATTGCCAAGCGGATAGATGCGAACAGCGCGACGGGGATCCTCGAATACTTTATCAAGGAGCGCAAGGTGACCGGGGAGTTCGACCCGGAAATGGTCGGGATCGCCACACACGATTTCTTCGGGGACTGGGCCGCGTCCACAGCGGCGAACATGACCGCAACCTTCGGGAGCGCGGCGGGCAACAAGTGCGTGATCGACGCGCCCCACGCGGTCCTCGATGTCATGAAATACGCAGACCGCGAGAACCAATTGACGCTTACGGCCCCGTTCATCGCCACGCCGAGCAGCGCCGGCGACGATGAAATAACGCTGGCTTTCACTTAATCAAAAGGGAGGGTTCATGCGAGACCTGAAAAGATCGGACCGCAACCGGGTGGTCCTCCAAGACACCGTGAGCGGCACGGAGATCGGGATTTACTACTCGACGCCGACCGCACCGCAGGTGAAGTCCTACCGCCAGCAGTCCGTGCGCCGGAAGGGGAACAAGGTGGTCGTGGACAATTTCGGCCCGGCCCTTTCCTTCGGCCTGGAGATCATCACCGGGTTCGACGAGGGGGCGTTCGGTTTCGACGGCAAGCCCATCTCCTCGGACCCCGCCTCGCCTAACTTTCGGGAGGACTGGAAAAGCCTCCTTTCCGAAACGGCGGCGGACATCGTGACGATGGTCGCCCATATCGCCTTCGATGGCGTAAAGGCGAACAAGGGGGAAACCGAGATCGAGTTCGAGGGCGAGGCAGAAGAGATCCTCCCTTTGGCGAAGAGCTAAAGCGCTTAAGGGAGAACTGCACGCCGGAACGCAGGAAGAAGTGCGAGGAAGGCGGTCCTTTTCTTGAGGTCCGTTGCGCCTCATGCCCCAGGAAGGAGCCGTATATCCCATCCGCTTGGTTTTCACACATGTCGTTTCTCTACCAACTAGCCCGGGCGGGATATCCGTTCGCTGCCGACGACTTGAGTATCGACGAGTGGATAGGTCTCGGGCATCTGAAGGCGGAACTGGAGGCGTACAACTCCGATGGCAAATGAGACGAAGATAAGCGTCTTGATCACCGCCGACGCTTTCGGCGCCGTAAACGGGATGCGCATGGCAGGAGATGAAACCGAGAAGTTGGCGGGCCGCACCCAGACCGTGACGCAGCAGTTGAAGGCGCATTGGATGGAGTTCACCGCTGGGGTGATGGCGGCATATCTTGCGATGCAAAGGATGTGGGGTTTCATGGAGATCGCCGCGAATTATGAGGAGGCGATGACTACCTTGAACGCTCTCACCCGCCAATACGGGATGTCGGCAGAGCAGTTCGTAGGGCAGATCCAGGATGCCTCGCATGGCTTGATCAGCATGAAGGACGCTGCCTCCGTTGCGAACGATGCGCTCCTTAAGGGGTTCTCGCCGCAACAGGTCGCGCAGATCGCCGAGTGGAGCGTGGTGATGGAGCACGCCAGCGGGGGAACGAGGACTGCCGCGGAAGCGTTCAGGTCGCTCGAAGAAACGATGGCGACGGGGAGGGAACGCGGCGTGGTAAAGCTCCTCGGGACGACAATCGACCTCCACGAGGCCTACGGTAAATACGCGGACGTCATGTCGAAGGCCGAGAAGCGGCAGGCGATTTTCAACCTCGCGCAGGAACGCATGGCGCAGGTACAGAAGACCCTCGGGGAGCAGACCGACTCCACCGCGGACAAATTGCACCGGTTCCTGGCCGACATCGAGAACTTAAAGATCACCATCGGAGATGTCTTGATCCGCGTCGGTGCTGGGCTCATGGCGACATTCCAGTCCGTCGCGGCCCTCGCCATGGGCCTTGCTCGGGTAGTTATGGCTCCGATCACTGCACTCATGATGGCAACGGATTACTTAGGGATCACGAAAGACAAGGCCGAAGGATATAAGGCCGATATGGAGGCATTAGCGGAAGCCGCCGAATATACGGCAAAACAGGCGGACGCGAACTTCAAGCTCATGTGGGAGGGGAAAGGAAAGCCGGGTGCCACCGGTGGCCTTGGCCTTTCGTCCACGGGTGGGGATGCTTCAAGGAAAGCCTACGACGAACTGGAGGCCCTTTTCCGGAAATACAACGAGGAGAGGGCAACCATCAACCAAGGGGAACTTAATCGCGAGCTCCAGCAGATCAACAACTGGTACGACGAGCAGGTAAAGAAACTTAACGACCTTCACGCGGCGCAGAAGTACTACGACGCCCTATACGCCGACTATTCGGACAAATACGACAAGGCGGACCTCGAGCGGTCGGCGAAGATCGCGGAGATGGAGATCAAGGCCTACGAGAAGAAGCTTAAAGATATGGAGACGTTGGAGCGTGCCCACTCCGACGCCGTCCTCGCGGAGCAGGAGCGGGCGGTAAAGCTGCGGACGGAACTCGCCAACATCGCGGCGGGCATGGGGACGATCACCGAGCAGGAACAGATCAAGGCGAGATTCGACGGGGAGCGGGAGCTCCTCGAACTCCAAAGCCAGCGGGTCTTGGGCGAGATCAGGGAAGAGATGACCATGGAGCAGATCCTGGTCGTCCTGGAGAAATTCGCCCAGATCCAGAAACAGATCACCGAGTCGAAGACCCTTGAGGCAGCGGAAACCGACCGGGCCAACCTGAAAAGCGACACCGACCGGCAGATCCGGATCTTCAACGACGGGTTGGGGAAGCAGAAGCTTTTAATCGACGAGGCTTCGGCAAAAGTTAGGGCCTACCAGCAACTCTGGAATTACGCGCATACCACGATGACGGGCTACACGGCGCAACTTCTGGACGTCGGAATGAAAGTCTTCCAGGGATTGGAGGACAACATCACCAAGTTCGTCATGACCGGGAAGATGAAGTTCCGCGAGTTCGCCGACTCCGTCATATCCGACCTGGTCCGCATCGCCGTGCGGGCGTCGATCACGCAACCGCTGGCGGGGATGTTCATGGGGGGGATGTCTCTTCTTGGTTTGGCTGGGGGCGGTTCCGTATCCGCCGGAGTTCCCTACGTTGTGGGCGAGCGCGGGCCGGAACTTTTCGTGCCCCAGACTTCCGGACAGATCATCCCGACCGCAGGAGGCGGCTCGCAGAACGTCCGGGTGGAGATCGTAAACAAT